GGTGTGGGCATTGACCGAACTCGTGCTGGACGCGCCCGCGCGGCCACTGGTGCGGATGCTCTAGGAAAACAGGGGACAGGATGACAGCAGACGAACGACGGCCTTCGCGGCTGGCGCTGATGGCGCGCGCCCTGATCGGACGGGATGTGCCGCGTGCGAACGAGGAAAAGGCGAGTGCCATCGGACCTCTGATCGCGCTCGAAGGTCACGGGCTTCCGGTATGGATGCCGCGCGATTACGCGGCTTTCGCGCGTGAAGGTATGATGCAGAACGCGATCGTCTATCGCTGTGTGAGGATGATATCGGAAGCAGCGGCCTCGGTGCCGCTGCTTTTGTATGAGGGCGAGGCTGAGATTGAAGCGCATCCGTTGAGCGCGCTGTTGCGCCATCCCGCACACGGACAAACGACGGCGGATCTGCTGGAAGCCTGGTACGGCTATCTGCTGGTGTCGGGGAATGCGTATCTTGAAGCGGTGGCCTTCAGCGGCCAGCTTCGCGAATTGCACGTGCTGCGGCCGGATCGGATGCGTGTTGTGCCCGGGGCCGACGGATGGCCCGAGGCCTATGAGTACAGCGCGGCGGGACGGACGCAGCGGCTCGGCGGTGACGTGCTGGAAGGCGTTGGCCGCATTCTGCATTGCAAGCTGTTCCATCCGGCCAATGATCATTACGGGCTGTCACCCATTGAAGCGGCTGCGACCGCTATCGATCTGCACAACACGGCGAGCCGCTGGAACAAGGCGCTGCTCGACAATTCAGCGCGGCCATCCGGAGCGTTGGTCTACAGCACTGGCGGTCATCTGACCGGCGAGCAGTTCACGCGATTGAAGACGGAACTGGAGGAAAACTTCCAGGGTGCGCGCAATGCGGGCCGTCCGCTGCTGCTCGAAGGCGGTCTCGACTGGAAGGCGATGAGCCTGACGCCGCGCGACATGGATTTCATCGAGTCACGGCATGCCGCGGCGCGCGAAATCGCCTTGGCGCTCGGCGTACCACCGATGCTGCTGGGCATTCCAGGCGACAATACGTATGCCAACTATCAGGAGGCAAACCGTACGTTCTGGCGGCAGACGGTTCTGCCTCTGGTCAATCGCACGGCCAAGTCCCTGTCGATGTGGCTGGCGCCTGCGTGGAGCCCCCACCTCGAATTGCGGCCTGATCTCGATGCCATCGAAGGACTTTCGACCGAGCGTGAAGCGCTGTGGGCGCGGGTCGAGCGCGCAACCTTCCTGACGCGCAATGAAAAACGGGCGGCGGTCGGATACGGCCCTGTCGACGGTGGAGATGACATCGCTGCGCGATGAGCGGCCAAAATCACGATGACTAACCGACGGGACGAAACGGAATGCAAACGTGTGACGCCTTTCCACCTGAAACGGTGCGGGAAATGAAGCTGACGTCTCTGGATTTCAAAGAAGTGACCATCGAGGGGACATTCGAGGGATACGCCAGCCTGTTCGACCGGCAGGATCTGGGCCGCGATGTGGTGATGCCGGGAGCGTTTCGCGACAGCCTTTCCAGTCGCGGTGCGGACGGTATCCGTATGCTGTTTCAGCACGATCCAAACCAACCGATCGGGACATGGTCGAAAATCTATGAGGATGCGCGCGGGCTTTATGTGCGCGGGCGATTGGCGACAGAGGTCGCGAAGGCGCGGGACGTGCTGTCGCTGATGCGCGCGGGCGCCATCGACGGACTGTCTATCGGATTTCGCACCGTGAAAGGCGCTCGCGATTCACGCACGGGTGTACGGCGGCTGGAGAAGATCGATCTGTGGGAGATTTCAGTCGTCACGTTCCCGATGCATCCGGAGGCGCGGGTCGCTTCCATCAAGTCTCAACCGTTCGGCGGCCGTCAGCCGACTGAACGCGAATTCGAGCGCTGGCTCACGCGGGATGCTGGGTTCACGCGCTCCGAGGCGCGCGCGATGATGCGCGATGGTCTCAAGGGTCTCAGCTCTCTGCGGGATGCGGGACAGGCCCCAGTGTGGGAGGCGCGTTTGCTGCGGCAGATGAACGAGGCGGCGCGGCTCCTCCGGCAACCCCAGATGACACGAGGATCATAGTCCACATGCTGAATGACAAAGGGCTTGAAGTGAAGTCAGCGTCCCCCGCCGATCTCGGCGTCGCGTTCGACGATTTCATGCGGGCGTTCGATGCTTTCAAGGATACCAACGATCGCCGGCTGTCCGAGATCGAGCGCTCGATGAGCGCCGACGTGGTGAGGGACGAAAAGCTGCATCGTATCGATCGCGCGCTCGATGAGCATAAGCGTCTCGTCGATGAACTGGCGCACAAGGCCGGTCGTCCGCGCCTGGGTGGATCGGAGGCGCGGCTGTCGTCCAGCCACGATCATAAGTCGGCGTTCGATGGCTACGTGCGTCGCGGCGAAGCGCGTGTACTGCGTGATTTCGAAGGTAAGGCGTTGTCAGTCGGGACCGGATCGGAAGGCGGGTATGTCGTGCCGTCCGAGACGGAAGTCGCAATCAATCAAGCCGTGCGCACCATTTCGCCGATCCGCGCGATTGCCGGTGTCCGCCAGGTGTCCGGTTCGGTGTTCAAGAAGCCGTTCGCGGTGACGGGCGCTGAGACCGGTTGGGTGGGCGAGAAGGCGGCGCGTGACGAGACCGATGCGCCGACGCTAGCCGAGCTGTCGTTTCCGACCATGGAGCTTTACGCCATGCCGGCCGCGACGCAATCGCTGCTGGATGACGCCGCGGTCGATATCGATCAGTGGATCGCGGAGGAAGTTCGCACCGCGTTTGCCGAGCAGGAAGGCACGGCGTTCGTGACGGGCAACGGCACCAACAAGCCGAAAGGCTTTCTCGACTACACCAAGGTTGCCAACAGCTCATGGACCTGGGGCAGCATTGGAACGCTCGTAACCGGCGTGGATGCTGCATTTCCTTCAACCAATCCCGCCGACAAGTTGATCGATCTGGTTTACAGCGTGAAGGCAGGCTATCGCGCCAACGCGCATTTCGTCATGAACCGGTCGACGCAATCCGTCGTGCGCAAAATGAAGGACGGCGATGGCGCGTATCTCTGGCAGCCGTCCACCAAGCCGGGTGAAGCGTCGACACTGATGGGTTTCCCGGTAGCGGAATCCGAGGACATGCCGAATATGGCTGCAGACAGTCATTCGATTGCGTTCGGTGACTTCCGTCGCGGCTATCTGATTGTCGATCGCGTCGGTATTCGTGTGCTGCGCGATCCCTATAGCGCCAAGCCGTACGTGCTGTTCTACACGACGAAGCGTGTCGGCGGCGGCGTTCAGGATTTCGACGCGATCAAACTGCTGAAGTTCGGCGAGTAACCTTCACACCAAATCCCGCGCTTTTGACCAACGTCGCGAAACACCAATTTGCGCGATGGCTCGCTGTTGCGCGGGTTGCAAGCGGACGGATGCGTTCTGGCTCCCTCGGAACGCATCCGTTCGCATTTGAAGCTTCCTTCACAAAACGATGGAGTGGCCATGGGCCTCGTGATGACTGCTGCGCCTGCCGTCGAGGCAATCTCGGTGGCAGAAGCCAAAGCGTATCTCCGCGTCGATCACGAGCATGAGGATGCGCTGATTTCCAGCCTGATCGTGACGTCGCGTTTGCAGATCGAGGCGGCGCTGGGGTTGGCGCTGATCACGCAGGATTGGTCGATGGAAATCGATGCGTGGCCCGAAAACGGGATCGTGGAATTGCCGGTCCGGCCGGTGCAGCTCATCGATGCGGTGAAGGTGGTCACGGGGAGCAGTGAACTCGTTACGCTGGACGACGACAGTTATGTTCTGGACGGCACCAGCAATCCCGCGCGATTGCAGTCGCTCTCCGGTCGATGGCCAATGCCCGGTGTTGTGGCCCAGGGCATCGAAATCGCATTTACCGCTGGGTTCGGCGATAGCGCGGATGATGTTCCGGCCCCGATCAAACAGGCGCTGTTGCTGCTGATCTCGCATTGGTACGAGCAGCGCGATCCTGTGGCGATCGGCACGGTTGCGGCGCAAATCCCCGATTCAGTTTCGGCGCTGCTCGCGCCCTACCGCACGGTGCGGATATGAAATGGCCACGGTTGGGAAAGCTGCGTCATCGGCTGCAGATCGAGGCGCCCGTCTACAGCGCGAGTGACGGCGGCGGCGCGACACTGAATTGGGAAGCCGTTGCGAGCATCTGGGCGGAGATCCTGCCCGCGTCCGGCCGTGAGGTTTTCATTTCCGATGGCATCAGCGCGCGCGTGACGCATGAGGTGCGGCTTCGATATCGGGCTGACCTGTTGCCGGAGATGAGGTTCATCGCAGCGTCGCGCGTGCTGGATATCCGGGTGGTGCGCGACATCGATGGTCGCGGCCGGTGGCTGAGCTGTCTGTGCGAGGAAGCGCAGCCATGAAGCTGTCCGTTCGCATCGATGGGTTGGGAAATCGCCTCGCGCGTTCGTTGCCGGAACGCATTCGTGAGGCTGCGCGTCGGCGTGTCCGGCCATCGCGCGACACCCGTACCGCTGAGCGCCGCCCTCACGATGAGGC